CGGGCGGCCCGAAGAACGACGCGGTCCGCGCCGCCGAAGCCACACGCGAAGCCGCTGCCCTGGCGATCTGCACGCCGTGCCCGGTTCGTCGCGAGTGCGTCACGCACGCCCTAGCGGTCGAAACGTGGTTGGTGTGGGGCGGGTTCGACGTGGCTCGGCCCGCTGGGCGTCACGCTGCCCGCGTGTGGCTCCGGGAGCAGACATGAAGGACAGCAGTGAGGTCGTCGCGTTCGACCCGACGCGCCGGCGGAACGCCCGCGCGATCGTCGACGCTGCGTCGCTCGGGTGGCTCCGTCCGTCCGACCTCGTGCTCGACCTAACTCACGAGAAGGGCCGGTTCTGGCGCGAGTGGCGCCCCGACCCCGCGGTCGGTGGGCGGCTCGTCAGGTCCGACCTCGATCCATCTGGCGAGCTGTGGGCGGGCGGGCATCTCGATATGGTCGCTGACGCTTTGGACCTGCCCGACGTGTGGCGGCGCCGCGCCGACGTGACGGTGTGGGACCCGCCGTACAAGGAAAACGGCTCTGGCGGGTCCTGCGCCGAGGACGACGGGTACGGCGTGGCTGACCGGTGGGTGCCGCGGCGCGGGCTGCTCGCTGCGGGTGTCGTGTCGGCGGTGTCGTGGACACGGTCCGGCGGTGTCGTGCTGGTGAAGTGCCAGGATCAGACTGCCGGGCGGTTTCATGCGCAGACCACGTTCGCGACGGTCGCGGCCGAGCTGGCTGGCGCCGCTCCGATCGGGGTGCTGCATGTCGCGGGGACAACGCGGCCGCAACCGGCGGACGGGCGGGCGCAACGATCGCCGAGGAACCGGACATCGGCGCTGATGGCGTTTCGTGTGTCGGGCCGTCGGCGGGTCGATGTCGACCCGTGGGCGGTAGCGGCGGCGGTCGAGCGTCATGGATTGCGGGGTCTGTTGGGTGCCCTGCCTCGACGGTGGGAGCCACCGGCATTGTTCGCTAACGAAGGAGAATGAGGATGCAACTCGTTGACGTGCGTGGGTCGGCTTGGGCCGACGGTTGGGTGACCGCGTGGTGTGGGACGTACCCGCGCGATGGGGGCGTACCGCCTTTGGCTCGTACGGTGGTCGTGGAGCACCACCCGGAGTTGGATGCGCTCGTGATGTCCGGCACTGACGGTGCGCTGATGGTGTCGACCATCGTGCCGCTCGGCGACGATCTGGCGTCTCCGGAGTGGGGTGAGGTCCGCGAGTCGCCGCCGGCATCGACCACGGTCGTGTGGGACCCCGACGCGCTCGGGCTGGTGCTGGCGCGGACTGTCGCGAAGGACGCGAAAGCCGACCCGGATCTTCGCGTCCGGTTGACCGTGGGCCGGGCAGAAGGCGCGGCGGCGCCTGCGTTGGACCCGTCGATGGAACGGCTCGTGTGCGTCGCCGCGTCGCCACAGCTGTCCGTCGAGTTCACCGCGGTCGACGCCCCGGCGCCCGATTGGCGTGGGGTGATGGTCGACGACCCGGTGTCGGTGGGCGTCACGCGCATCGGCGTGAACCCCCAGATTCTGGCGCGGCTCGCGAAACTCCCTGGTGTCGCGGCGTTGGACATGGCGTTCACGACGTCGTCGTCGGCGGTGCACGTCCATGTTCGGGGAGCTGTCCTGCCGACGCGTGCGGTGTGGATGCCGGTCACGTTTGACCATCACGACGGAGACGACTAGCCGTGACCGCGCGAAGCTATACTGCGAAGATCGCCAAACAGGAGGGTGAGAGAATGAGCAACCACGGTTGGGCGGGCCTGACGCGCCGCCAAGCTGACGTAGCAGAGGTGATGCGTGCCATCGGAGGCCCGTGCACCGCTGACGATATCTCGGCGTGGGTCGAGGAACACGAAGGCCGTCACGTCGGGGCGTCGTTGTCGTCGCGTCTGCATGAGCTGGTTGACCGCGGGGTCGTCGAGGCCACTGGTGACAGGGCGGCGACGCGGTCAGGGCGGACGGCGCGCCTGTACCGGCTTTGCAGTCAGGAGCCGGGTGCGATCCTCGACGCTGACACCGGGCTGGCCGCGGCGGCCGAGCTGCGGGAGCTGCGCGACATCGTCGCCGGCGTCCTTGACCTCATCGCGGACCGGCTCGAAACCGGGGACATCATGTTCGGGGCGCGGCCGTGAGGGTGTGTGACCGGTGCGACGGGTACGGGTGGCGGACCGTGCCACCGGAGTACGTCGCGAGGATGGTCAGGGTGTTGGAGCGGCGTCCGGTGCAGATCCCGGCGCGAGCGGGTGAACCGGTCGCGGCGCACGCTGCCCGGCAGATCGCGGCGCAGGACGCCCGCGACCGCGAGGTCGCGAGGATGGAACGGTCGCACGCCGAGTCGGTCACACCGTGTCCGCATTGCCGACCACGGTCAGCGGCCCGGTGGGCTGAAGGGCACTGGTCGCCAGGGCATGACCGTGCCGGGTGCGTCGACTGCGGCGGAAAGTTCAACCCGGACGCGGGCAGGTACGACCGTGTCGAGACGCGTGAACGTCTGGATACGGACGGGTGAAACGGACACCTCTCCAACGCCGGACACCTCTCCGGGCGTCGGCCCGACCTCGGGCCGACAAGCCGATTCGCGCTACCCGGTCGTCGCCGATCCCGCCTGATATAGCGGCGCAGGTCCGGGCACGCGACGGCGGGTGCGTCGGCCGCCGCGTGTTCGGCGTGCCAACCGAGCGGTGTGCCGGAGGGTCGCACCTGCACCACATTCGGCGCAGATCGCAAGGCGGACAGCATGTCGCCGGGAATCTGGTGATGTTGTGCGTGGCGTGCCACGGGTGGGTGCACGAGCATCCGCGCGACGCTGCCATGCTCGGACTGCTGGAGATGCCAGCAAAATACGTGGAAGGTGACCGATGAGCGACACGCAGGTTGAGGCGGAGCCGTGGGCGAACCGCATCGTTCAGTCCGCGGCGCCGCGGACCGAGACAGGCATCGAACTCGACGGCGAACTCCACGAGAACTACCCGCACCCCCACCCCAGCATCCGACACACACCCGAAGGCACCCGCGTTACCGTACCGGGCGCACGGTAACCTGATCTGGATGGGACAGAACCCGCCGGGACGGCCGCCGAGCCTCGCGTTGACGTTGCGTGACACGCCTGACGGGCGGGTCACAGTGCTGGATGCGATCATCGATACGGTGCGTAACGGCGGGTTCCTGTCGGACGCCGCGGCGAAAGCTGGGGTGCGGAAAGCATCGGTGCATGAGTGGTTGCGCGAGGGTGCGCGTGTCGCGGTGCAAGTGGAGCGGGCGCGGGCCGCTGGCATGCCTGACCCGGTGTTGTCGGAGTCGCAGCGTCTGTCGTTGGAGTTGTCTGAGCGGATGGCTGTGGCTGACGCCGAGTTGCGTGCGGAGGCGCACGAGCTGCTGGTGCGTGCGGCGCGGGCGGTGACGAAGGTGACGGAAACGGTGCGGCGTGACGCTGCCGGGCAGGTGATCGAGCGGACCACGAAGAAGGAGGTGTCGACGGGGTCACTGCACGCCTTGACGTGGCTGCTGGAGCGGCGGTTCCCCGATCTGTATGGGCCGCGGATGGTGGTGCATGAGGTGCCGGTGTTTGACCCGTCGGCGGATCGACGCGAGTCGCTTGCCGAGTTGATCGCCGCGCTACCGGAGATGGTCGATGGCGGGTGACCTGCTGGCGGAGTCGGTCCGGAAGTTGTCGCCTCGGCAGTTGGCGTGGCTCGAAGCTCATGCGCCGGCGGAGGACATGGAGCTGATTCGGGTGGCGTTGGATTCGAGCTCGGATCTCGGGTGGCGGTCGGACGCGGCGTCGATGGCGCACAGGTTGACGGGTGGACGGTACGAGTTGTGGCCGTTCGTCCGGCTGTTGGCACGCGAGTTGCGTGCGGCGGTGGAGGGTGTGCGCCCGCGGCAGATGTGGAACATGCCGTCGCAGTACGGGAAGACGACGTTGTTGGGGGTGTGGGGTCCGTTGTGGATCTTGGATCGCGATCCGACGGCACGGATCATGTTCGTGTCGTATGACGCGGACAAGGCGCAGCGGGAGTCGATGCGCGCCCGCGACCTCGCGGAGGAACACGCGGGGATGCTCCGGTTCCGGTTGCGTGCGGACGCTAGGGCGAAGGGGCAGTGGATCACGGAGCAGGGCGGCGGGCTGTACGCGACCGGTGTGAACGGTGCGATCACCGGGTACTCGGCTGATGTGCTCCTGCTGGACGACCTGTTGAAAGGCTGGCAGGCGGCGCATTCGGCGGCGGTCCGCGAGTTCGTGTGGGAGGTGTGGCGGTCGCAGTTGCGCCTGCGGACGCAGCGGGTCGACACGCCGATCATCGCGTCGGGGACTCGCTGGCATGTCGACGACTACTTCGCCCGGATCGGCGCGTCTGGCGACGTGTGGCATCGGGTGGTCCTTCCGGCGTTGGCGGAAGAAGGCGACCCGTTGGGGCGTGCGCTCGGCGAACCGTTGGAGCCGTCGCGGTTCCCCGCGGAGGAAGTGCTAGCACGGAAGCGGGTGCTCGGCTCCTACCTGTGGAACGCGTTGGAGCAGCAGCGGCCAGCGCCGGAGGAGGGCGGCGAGATCAAGCGTGCTTGGTTCCGGTGGTCGTCGCAGCCCCCGGCGGGGTGGGACGAGATGGTGTCGTCGTGGGACATGAAGTTGAAGGACAAGGAGGCGGGCGACTATTTGGTCGGGCAGGTGTGGTGCCGTTCCGGGTCGCTGTTCCATCTGGTCGACCAGTTGCGCGGGCAGTGGCCGCAGGCGGTGGCGCGTGCCGCGATCGCGTTGACGGCTGTGCGGCATCCGGGATGCCGGGTGCATCTCGTTGAGAACACCGGGTACGGCCCAGAGTTGATCGACGAGCTTCGAGCCGCCGACCCTGGATACAGCCTGTCGACTGAGGTGGGGGGGCTGCTCGGCGTGACACCGGGCGAAGCCGACGCGGTCACGGCGCTGATCCGGCGTGGCGTGCCGGGCGTGAAACCGGTGTCGCCACGCGGTTCGAAAGAGGTGCGGACCCGCATGCATTCCGGGCTGATCGAAGCCGGGAATGTGGTCTTGCCGGAGTGGCTGCCGGGCGCTGCGGTGCTTGTCGACGAATGCGCCGCGTTCCCGAATGGCGCGCATGATGACACGGTCGACGCGATGACGCAGGCGTTGGCCGGGCTCCGCGGTAGCGGCACCGACTACGCCGCCCCAACACCGGGCGGGCCCGGTGGTCCTTTGAAACGCCAGCGCCGCCAGTTATCGTGACCGTATGGGATCTCCGATGCTCGCTGCTGCTGATGTCACGATCACGGTGACCGACGACGAAGGGTCGACGGTCACCTCTGAATGGTCGGGGGTGACGGTGGTGCATCGGCGTGGCCGCCTCCGGTTGATGTCCGCGGCCGAAGTGCTGTTCGACGCCGCAGCGACCGGGCCTGCGGATGAACCCGACCGCGGTCGCAGGTGGGTCGTCGCGTTGGATGACGGCGGGTCCGCTGAGATTGTGCGGCCGAAATGCCAGGCGTGCGGTGGAGGACGGTAGCTGCGGATGCGGCGACGGTGTGGTGCACGGCTGCGTGATCGCGGCGGCGACGGTGTGGGTCCCGGCCTTGTTGTGGTGGGGTGCCGGTCCGGCTGTCGGGATCGCAGCGTCGGTGGCGGGGTTGTGTGGGGTGTGGGTCTGGATGCTGTCGCGGTGTGGCGGCTCTGGCGGCTCGCCACCGTCGACCGGGTGACGGACCCTGCGCGTGCACGACTCACAGCCGCGGCCGTCGACGGGAGTCGTGCGGCGCGGTTCGCTGTGGAAGCGCTCGACTGCAGGTGGTGCGCACCGACGCATTTCGCGGTGTGGATCGCGGTCGGCCACACGATCTTCCCTCGGGTCACGGCTGTCCTCGTGCGCGCCTTGGTTGTCGCTACGGCCGGGTCGACGCTGATCGCGGCGGCAGAGCGGTAGCATCCCTGTCGTGGCCAGACGCACCAGCACACCACCTGTAGAGCCAGTGCCGGCGGCCGGCAGCATGTGGGCGACCGGCCTCGTTGCCGCGGCGGCACGAATGCAGGCGCCGCGGCCCGGCAGCGTCGGGAAAGCGAGACGGCAGGTCGCTGCGCAATGGCAGGCGGACGCGTGGGACGCAGCGGAGGACATTCCCGAAGCCGGGAACGTGGTCCGGTATGCGGGTTCGCAGATCGGGCTTGTTACGGCGACCGTGACGGTCGCCGGTACTGCCGGTGAGCGGGTGTACGTGACGGACGACGCGTCGCCGATCCCTGACCGGTGGGCGCAGCTGCTTGTGTCCGGGTTGGCGACCACGGTCGGCGGTGACATCACGTCGCCCGGCCAGGTGTGGTCGACGGTCGCGCAGAACCTGGTGGTCGCAGGGGACTGCTATTTGGTCGAGCCGGTCGCCGACCCCGGCCCTGACACTCCAGAGCGTGACCGGGTCTGGCAGGTCGCGTCGGTGTCGCAGATCGGCACGACCTCTGACGGCGGATGGGCGATGAAAGACAGCCCGTCGGATCAGCCTCGGCAGGTCGCGTGGGATCGGCTGATCCGCGTGTGGGTGCGTCACCCGCGCTGGTCGTCGGCCGCATGGTCGCCGTTCCTACAGCTCGAGGACGATTTCGAGGCGCTGCGGTTGCTGTCTGGCGAGGGCCGGGCTGGGTCGGCGTCACGCGCTTCCGCCGGGATTCTGTTGGTCCCGAACGAGTTGACGTTTTCTCGGGTTGGGGTTGACGCTCCAGGCCCGGTGTCGCCCGATGCTGATGCACAGTCGTTCATCGACGCGTTGGCGGCTGTGATGGCCGAACCGATCGAAGATCCGTCGGCACCGTCGTCCGTGGTGCCGTTCCTCGTGCGGGGCCCCGCGGAGCATCTGGCGGCCGTCCGCCATATCGAGTTGGGTCGGCCGCGCGACGCGGCGTCGTGGGCGGCGGAGATGCAAGCGCGTGTCGAGCGTGTCGCCCGCGGTGTTGATCTGCCTGTCGAGATCGTGATGGGCCACCAGTCGACCACGTTCGCGAACGGCACCGTGATCGATAAGACGCGGTGGCGTGACCACATGGGCCCGCTAGCCGCGCTGATCGCGTCGTCCTGGACGATCGGCCCGGCACGCGCCGAATGGGAACGGCTGGGGGTGCCTCCGGAGATCATCGACATGGTCCATGTCGGGTTCGACCCGTCCGGTGCCCTGGCAACACCAGACCCGATCGAGCATGCACAGCAGCTGCACACTGCGATGGTGATTTCCGATCACGCGTATCGGACGGTCACAGGGTTCAACGACGGCGACGCTCCCGACGCGGACGAGCTTGCCCGCCGGGTCGCCGCGGCCCCGAAGGCGGTCACCGCGTCAGCCGCTCCGTCCGTTGCACCGACAGCCGGACCGGCGCCGGCCGCTGCTGTGTCGCCCGACGGGCTTGACGTGCTCGCGGTTGGGCTCGCTCAGATCGACCGTGACTTGCGCCGCCAACTCCAGGTCGCCGCCGGCGCGGCGATGGAACGCGCGCTGGACCGTGCCGGGTCGCGTGTCCGATACGCGCTACCTCGGGCGCTCAGAGACACGGTCGACGGGACCGACAACCGGTCGGTCATCGCCTCGCTTGGCGCTGACCGAGTCGCGGCGACGCTCGAAGCGAAACCGGGGGTGCTGGACGACCCGGAAGCGTGGACGGACCTCGCGGACAAGTATGAGGCGTGGACGTTGGCGGCGTGGGCGGCGGCCCTCGGCATGCTCGCCGGGCTGGTCCCAGCGGCGAGACTCGCAGCGGTGGAAACGCAGATCGCCGGGTGGGTTGCTGCCGGGTGGGTGGCGTTGCGTGCCGACCTTGAGGCGGCGCGCCGGGCGATGATGTGGGCCGATCAGACGACGTCGGCGCCGGGCGAAGCCGACGCGACGGTCGTAGTGTCTGCGGGGGTGGTGCGGACCGCGGTGCACGTCGCTGGCGGTGGCACGGTCACACCGGGTGAACCCGCGGCGGGTGGTGTCGCAGCGGGGGTCGCCGTGTTGGGCGCGCTGACTGACGCTGAGATCATGCAGTCCGGTTGGGTGTGGTGGTACGGGTCCGCGGCGACCCGGACCGCCGCGTTCGAGCCGCATCAGCGGCTCGAGGGCACCCGTTTTGTGTCGTGGACCGACCCGGCGCTCGACACAGGCGGATCGTGGGTCGGCTCCCATTTCTTCCCGGGCGATCACCACGGATGCCAGTGTGACGCCATCCCGACGTTCCAAGCCCCCGGAGGCTGATGACCATGCCCACGTTCCAACCCTTGTCGCTGGTAGCTGCGGCTGACCGCGATCGTGCCATGCGTGCGTTGGTCGCCGGTGCGTCGCGTTTGCCGACCCGGTGGGTCAGCGGCCCCGAGGGGGTAGCCCGCCAAGACAAGCTGCCTGGCGGACGCGACTTCACCGAGTGCGAGTTCACATGGCGCGACCTCGAATCGAACCTCGTGTCACTCCAGCTGCTGACGACCGAAGGCGGATCGGGGCATAAGGGCGCCGAGATGGTAGGCGGTGTCGACCATCTCGAAGTCGTCGACGGTGTCGTGCACGCCGCCGGGTGGCTGTTCGACACCGAGCAGGGCCGGTTGGCCGCGGACATGCTGTTGCAGGCGGGGAAACTCGCGGTGTCTGTCGGCCCGTCCGAAGCGGTCACCGTGGAGTACCGGTGTACCGAGGAGGACGCCGACGGCTGGTGTATCTCCGATGAGGTGGTGTTCGTCGCGTACGAGATCGGGTCGCTCGCGATCGTGCCGACCCAAGGGATGGACGCTGCGACGATCATCCCTGATCCGGCCACGGTCGACACGCCAGACAGCCAGGACGGCGCGGCGTCGTCGGTCACCGCTGCGGCGAGTGTTGCCGTCGCGTCTGACGTGTTCGCCCGCCCCGAGCCCGAGGTCGGGTCGCCGCTCCTCGTCGAGCAGTACGAGCCCCGCACCCGCGTATCCGGGTGGGCGCAACCACTCTCGATCGACGCGGATGGGGTCGTGACCGGACATCTCGCATGGTGGGGCGCCTGCCACACCGGCATGCCCGGCTGCCAGACCGCTCCGCCGTCGCCGACCGGGTACGCGGAGTTTCTCCTCCATCCGCTCGCATGCGCCGACGGCCGCACCGTGAACACGGGGCCGCTCGTCGTCGGCTGCGACCACGCAGACCTAGCGCTGTTCGCTCCGGAAGCACGCGACCACTACGCGCACGCCGGGCTGGCATGGGCGGACGTCCGGATCGTCGACGGGCAGCACGGCCCGTGGATCTCCGGACAGGTACGACCGGGTCTCACCGATGACCAGCTCGTGACGTTGAACGCGTCGTCGATGTCGGGCGACTGGCGCGACCTCGGCCGCGGCCTCGACCTGTGCGCCGCGCTGACCGTGTCGACACCGGGGTTCGTGGTGCGACCCGCAGCGGACGGGTTCGCTATGGCAGCATCCGCAGCGGGTCGTCGCGAGCGTGGCGGGGTGGTTGTCGCTGCTGTTGGGTCGATGCAGGTGCGGCGCGAATGCCGGGCATGCGCCGAGCGTGGCGACACGTTCGCCGCGGCAGCGCGGGTCGTTGCACGACACGTCGCCGCGACCGCTCGCCGATGAAACGTCGCATCGGCCGTCGCGTCTGATACGTTCGATCACATCATCCGGTCCGAGTCGGGCCGCACAGGGCAGACAATCCGTCGCCCGTCACCCCTCATGCAGCGGGGCGACGCGCGGCGCAACCCGAAACCGGAACCGAACCCGGAAGCCTGTAGAGGGAGAACCCCTGATGGATGAACTGCTCGAACTGCTCGCCGCCCTGTCCGGCAACCTTGCCGACATCGACGACGCTGAACTCGCCGGGCATCTCGCCCGACTCGCCGAACTGGTCGACGAAGTGTCCGCCGGCGATGTCGACGCGACGGTACTTGAGACGCTGACCTCGGCCGCTGATGTGGCCGAGTCCGTCGCGACCGAGCTCGACTGTCGTGCGACCGCCGAGGCGGAACGCCAGACGGCAGCGGAGGCGGCGTTGGCTCGAGTCCGTGCAGCGGCTGCCGGCGATGACGCCGACGACGCAGAGGGCGACCCGTCCACGGTCGACGAGGTCGAGTCAACCGACGAGACGGCCGACGAGATCGAGTCCGCAGACGAGACTGTCGACGACGAGCCTGTGGCGGTTGCTGCGAGCTCGTCGCCGCGGGTCACCCGTGTCGCCGCCCGCCGCCCGGCGTCGACCCGACCGGTCCCGGCTACGCCGACCGGTTCGATGGTCGCCTCAGCGAACGTCCCTGGCGTCGCGGCTGGGGCGCCGATCACCCCTGGTCAGGTACTCCAGGCGCTGTACGACACGGCTGCGGCAGGTCGTGGTGTGTCCGGTGGTGGCCGTGCGTCGGTCGTGACCGCGTCTGGTCATGTCGACCCGTCACGTGACCTCCGTGGGCTCAACGCTGACGCCGCGGCGAGCCGTATCGGGCAGGCGCAAGCCGATGCCCGTCGGCAGGGTCTGGTTGCGTCCGGCGGGCTGTGCACCCCCGGGCAGGTCGTGCACGAGTCGCCGTCCGCCGCGTCGACGGCCCGTCCGGTCCGGGATCAGATGTTGACCCGGTTCGTCGCGGATCGGGGTGTCGTGTCGATCACCCCGCCCGTCACGTTCGCGTCGACGTTGGCTGCGGTTGACCCGTGGGACGACGCTGCCGGTGAAACGATCGACGGTAACGCGGCGGCGAAGCACGTGCACACGGTGACGTGCGGTACGGCCGCCGACCATTCCGTGACCGCGATCCCGCTGATCGTCAAGTTCGGCAACCTCTTGCAGCGGTTCGCTCCGGAACGGCTCGCCGGTGCGATGAACGTGCTCGAGGCTCGGCACGCCCGTCGTGCGGAGCAGCTCCTGTTGGAGACGCTCGCCGATGACGCAGGTACGGTCGCTGTGACTGACGCTCAGCTGCTCGGTACGTCGCGTGACGTGCTCACGACGTTGGATCGTGCGGTCGCTGCGATCCTCGACCGGAACCGTCTCGACGACGGCACCCGGTTCGTGTGGGGTGCGCCCCGGTCGTTGCGCAACCAGATCCGCGCCGACCTGACCCGTGCAGGGTCGGGGACGATCGATGAGCGGCTCGCAGTCGCAGACGCGGCGATCGCCGAGTTCTTCGCGACACGCGGGATCGATCCGGTGTGGCTGCTCGACACCGAGGACGGCGGCACGTTCGCCGCTCAGGCAGACGGCGCGCTCGCAGCGTGGCCGAATCACCCAGTGTCGTACCTCTACCGGGCTGGCGACTGGCTGTTCCTCGACGGCGGAAACCTCGACCTCGGCGTTGTCCGCGACGCGACGTTGAACGGCACGAACGACGCGCAGATGTTCATGGAGACGTTCGAGGGTGTCGCTCGCCACTCGAACGTCGAGACGATGCGGATCACGCACACGACCTGCCCGTCCGGCGCGGCCGCCACGAACGTCGACGTGACCTGCGCATGACCGTGGAGTGCGGGGGCTCATCGACAGTGATGGGTCCCCGCGTCCCACGGCCAACGCACGAGAAGGGGATGCAATGACGAGGATCGATCCGACATACCCGCGGTCGCCGCGCACGGGGCTGCTGTCCGCTGTCCCGACTGGTGTCCCGGCCGACATGCATGTGTTCGCCGATGGCGCGGCGTGGGCTCCGATCGGTGTGCCCGCGGCCGGGTCGACCGTTGTCGTGTGCGGCTCGACCGCCGATCGGGCCGCACCGACGAACCCCGATGCGCGTGCAGCCGGTCCGTTGGTCGCATGGTCCGCGTACGCGTGTGCGACGATCGGTGTGCCTGACGACGAGCGTGACGCACGTGCGTCGGCCCGGTTGGAAGCCGGGTTGTCCGCTGCGATCGCAGGCGAGTGGGCGTCAGGCACAGTCGGCGCGGGGGTGTCCGGTTCGCCGCTCACTCTCGCCGAGAACGTCGACGTGGTTACGCTCACGCCGGGATGGGTCTTGCGCGGGTTCGTTCAAGTCGACGGTGTGTTGACCCGGCGACTCGGGAATGTCGGCGGGCTCATCGCGGTGGTCCCCGAGGTGCTCGTCGGGCTCCGTTCGGCCAACTTGGTTGACCGGGCTGGCGACCAGTGGGTGAGCCCGAACGGCAACTTGGTCGTGGCTGACGGCGGGTTCACCGGCGACGGCCCAGCCGACATGGCGACCGCGTCGACGTCGTGGATTCACGGCGTCGATATCCCCACGATCCTGCTCGGCTCGGCGTTCACCGTCTCCGACGCCGCGTCGACGGTGGATCGTGGGACGAACGACCGGACGGTATGGGCGGCCCGACCGTTCATCATCGAATGGGATGCCACCGTGCATGTGGCCGTCCAAGTTAACCAGGGCGTGACGCCCGAACCATGACCCTGAGGAGGGCTTGAAATGGCTGAAGATCAGACTCTGCCGCAGCTGATGTGTGTGCGCACGCGGTTCACCGCGTTGGATGATGCGGGAGCGAAGACGGGTACGCCGTATGTCACGGCCGCGCTGATCTCGTTGAAGGCAACACCGAACGTGACGGAAGGCGACAAGATCGAGGAGAAGTCGGCGGCCGGCAGTGTGTGTGCGTCGTATCAGGCGCCGAACACGACGAACTGGTACGACGTCGAACTCCAGGTGTGCACCCCAGACCCGCGGTTGCGGGCGATGCTGACCGGCGGGACGGTCCTGTCAGACACGCCGAGGTCGGGCTACGCCGCCCCTGCGTTGGGCGCTGTCGATATCGCGACCGCGCCGGCGGTGTCGATCGAAGCGTGGGCGCTCCGCATCAACGCAGGGTCGCCGGACACCGACTCGCCATACGCGTGGATCGCGTTGCCGAAGGTCACGTCGATCGTCGACACGGGCGGCCTCGAGCTGTCGAACACCGCGCAGAAGCCGACGTTCTCCGCGAAGGCGTACGAGAACTCCGCGTGGGGGTCCGTGGATTTCCCGGTGGCGTACGACCGGGTGTGGCAGTGGATCCCGTGCACCGCTGACGATGTGCCGACCGCCACGGTCTGACCGCTGCTCGCCCCACCGGGTAGCGTGATCGTGGGTCGGGCCGGGCGGCGCAGTGGCTGCCTGTCCCGACCCACGATCTGATAGCGAGGAAGGTGGCGTTGTGGCTGAAGTTGTCCCGTGGGTGACCGCTGAGCAGGTGGTGCGTCCACCGGACGTGTCCGCTGCGACGGTCGATGTGATGTGCCAGTTCGCATCGGATGTCCTGTTCGCGTTTTCTGGGCGTGCGTTCCGTGGTGTCACGGCAGCGTCGATGCGCCCTGCGTGCGGATGCCCGACACGCCGCGGGTGCGGTTGCTACGGGCGTTCGCGTCTCGTGTTGCCCGCGGCGCCTGTGGTCGCTGTGACCGAGGTGCTGATCGACGGCACCGCGGTTGATCCTGCCGAGTGGAGGGTCGACGACGATGTCGCACTGGTGCGGCTCCCCGAGGCAGACGGGACGCGACGGGTGTGGCCGTCGTGGCAGCGCCTCGACCGCCAGCCCGACGAGGAGGATACGTTCCGTGTGTCGTGGACGCATGGTGTTGCGCCGCCGGCGGGCGGTGTGATGGCGGCCGAACTGCTGGCGTCGGAGCTGCTGGCGTCGGTGTCTGCGTCGTGCCGGTCGTCGTGCCGGTTGCCTGAGCGGGTGACGACGGTGACCAGGCAGGGGGTGACGACCACGGTGCTCGATCCGTTGACGTTGTTCGCTGACGGTCTGGTCGGGTTGCCTGCGGTCGACATGTGGTTGGCGTCGGTGAGGATGCCGGACGTGGCGGGATATGGTGGGTCAGCAGGAGTCGCGGTGCCTGGCCGTCCGGCCAGGGTGTGGCACCGCGAAACAGGAGGAGAGTCGTGATGGGTGAGTCGAGGGTGCGTGTCGAGGCGATGCGCAGGCTGTCAGCGAAGGGCGCGACGCCCGCAGAGGCGCAAGCGATCGTCGATGGCATGTCAGAAGATGAGGCGCAGGACACGATCGGTGCGCGGCCGTCGCAGATCCGTGCGGAGCTCCGCATGTTCCGTGTCGACGCGATCGCGGTGGCGCGTCCGGCGTCGTACGAGGAAGCGGCCGTGTCGGGCGCCGAAGTGGTCCCGGATGGGACCGTGCACGCGGTGTTGCAGTGGGTTGATGGCGACAAGGCTCGAGCGGCGGCTGCGGTCGAGTTCGAGTCGCAGCGCGCTCAGCCGCGGCAGACACTGGTAGACGCGTTGGACCGGCTGATCGGCACGGCCGACGACGCCGATCCGGTCTGATGATCGACCCTCACGCCGACGCTGTAGCGGCTTTAGCTCGGCTCGCCGAGGTGTATGCGGCGGCTCGTGTCGGGCTGCCGTCGCGCCGGTTCGTCGCGGCGGGGTTGCCGGTATGGGATGAGGAATGCGCGGCGGTGTGGTTCGAGTCGGTGCAACCGTGGGCGGGCGGGTTGCCTGGCGTGCAGGCGGACCAGATGACACCCGGTGTGATGGGCGCGGGTGGCGCGTCTGGTGTGCTCGTCGTCGAGGTGGTGCGGTGTTCCCCGCAGACAGCTCGTGATGACGGCACACCGCCGCCGGCGTCCGCTGAGACAGCGGCGGCCGGGCTTGTGCACCGTGACTGCCAGTTGGCGTGGGATGCGGTGATGGGTGCCACGGCTGACGGTGGACGGTTGTTCGGCACGCATGGCGCCGTGTGGTTGGGGTGGCGGACGGTCGGCCCGATGGGCGGGTTGGTCGGTTCGCGGTCGCGGTTCGCGGTCGCGTTGGGTGCGGGCCTGCGGGTCTGACCGTGCACGATCTCGACGTCGACTCGGCTGCGGTGACGCGTGTCGCCCGCGAGGCGATGACACCGGAGCTCGAAGCGCTCGGAGCTGAGATCGTGCAGCGTGCCCGACAGCAGGTTGGGGTGTGGTCGCCAGCGGAGGGTGAACCGGCGTGGTCGGTGTCGCGGCGTGTCGCCGCACGTCGGCCTGGGACGTTGCGCGACTCGATCCACGCCGAGGTCGTGCAGACCGGCGACCCCGGTTCGCCGGTCGTGCTGCGCGTCGGGTCAGACGACGACATCGCGTGGGTGCACCACGAAGGATCGGACCCGCATCGGATCGTCCCGCGCAGGGCGCCGCGACTCGTGTTCTGGCACGCGAAAGCCGGAACAACCGTTGCCTCACGGGCCGTGTCGCATCCCGGCACCAGACCGAACCCGTACCTCCGTGAAGCGATGGACGACGCTCTGCGATCACTCTGAGTACGATGACAGCATGACCACTGCACAGAAGTTCACGTCGTCGCCCGCGATCGCAGGTGCCGCACCCGAGTTCACGCTGGACGGGCCGTACGTCGACGACGCACAGGGGCGCGAATGGTGGGAAGAGACGTTCGCCTGTCGGCGCGCTATTGCCGCCGCGACGCTCGACCAGATCCTCGGATCGGTCACGATCGACGATCAAGGGCAGCCGACATCGGTGATGCTGTCGTCGGCCCCGAAGATCCTTGAGCATCTGCTCACCCCGGAGTCGATCCCTCGGCTGCGGCGACTCCTCGCCGACCCAACCCGGCCTGTGCAGTTGGAGACGCTGTACCGGGCCATGAACTATGTCGTGGAGCAGATCACGGCGCGCCCTACTGGCGCGCCTGGAGATTGACTCTCTGGGCGCACGTATACCGGTCGTGGGTGTCGGGCGCTCTTCGGCTGCGGGGGCTTGACCCTGCCGCGTTGAGGGACGGGTCGGCAGACGGGTGGCTCGACATCGTCGAGGCGATGTTCGTCGAGTGGTGTAGGCCTGGCGACCGGGCGGTGAGTGAGGTGCATCGGCTCGTGTTCACCGATGAGTTCGATGAGCCACCGTTTTTCGATCCTGAAGCGGCGTTGGTTTCGGCGCGGCAGGTCGCAGCGTTCGCGGCTCTGGACGCTGCGGGTCCGGCGCGGTGACGGCGTCGCGTCTTGCCGATCGGTCGCGGCGGTAGGATCGTCGCATGGCTGTCGTCGGTTCAGCGTTCATCGAGGTGTCGCCTGATGTCCGCGGGTTCGCTGAGAAGCTGAAGAAGCTGCTGGCGTCTATCAGGCCGGTGCTTGTCGTCACGGCCGAGGTCGACGCCGCGCAGCTGGCCCGCGACGCGTCTGCGGCTGTGGAACTCGCGCAGGGCGCGGTGAGACCGTTGGACGTGTCGTTCGATGTTGACCCGGCGGCGCTGGTCGAGATGACCGACACCGCGGTTGAACTCGCGCAGGGCGCAGCGCAAGCGTTGGACATCGGATTCGACGTTGACCCGGCCGCGCTCGCTTCCGACACGGCCGCCGCGGTCGCCCTAGCGGAGGAGTCCGCACCGAAGATCGATGTGCGGTTCGACGTCGACGGCGCCGATCTTGCTGCGCGGGTGCGTGGCGCCGCGGCCGTCGCCGAGGGGTCAGCGTCGTCCGGTGGGCTCGGCATCGGGTCGAAACTCGTCGGCGGGATGAAGGTCGGCCTCGCCGGCCTGGCCGGGTTGACTGCGGGGGCTTTGGGGACCGTCGCGATCGGCGGGAAACTCGCCGGCGACCTGGAGCAGACAACGATCGCGTTTGAGGGGCTGTTGGGCGGTGCGGACGCTGCTCAAGCGAAACTGGAAGAACTGAAAGCGTTCGCCGCGAAGACGCCGTTCGAATTCCCTGAGCTGACGGACGCGACACAGAAGCTGGTTGGCGCAGGGTTCGCCGCCGAGTCTGTGGTGCCGATGTTGCAGGCGATCGGCGATCGTGCGGCGGCCGCTGGTGTGGGCGCAGAGGGGGTGCAGCGGGTCACGACCGCGCTCGGCCAGATCAAGGGCCGCGGGAAAGTCGCGTTGGAGGAGCTGCTGCAGATCGGTGAGGCGATCCCCGGCTTCAACGGTGTGGCGGCGGTCGCGAAGCAAATGGGGGTGTCGACCGAGGAAGCGACGAAACTGATTTCCGCGGGCGCGGTGAACGCCGACGTCGGGGTGAAGGCGCTGCTTGACGGGATGCGCGAGTTCCCCGGCGCGGCGGGGGCGATGGAACGGCAATCGACAACCCTTCTCGGGGTGCTGTCCACGTTGAAGGACACCGCGTCGCAGGGGCTGACCGGAGCGTTCAACGTGGCCGGGGCGACGGACCAGCTGAAGGGCCTTGTGCAGGTCGTGTCCGATTCGGTCGGGCCGATAGCGTCGTCGCTCGGCCAGTTTTCGGCGGGGTTCGTCGGCGGTGTCGGGCAGGGCATCGCAGGGTTGGGTGAGGCACTCGCAGGGCTCGGCGAGTTCGCGGCGGGCGCGGGGAGCAACCTCGGTGGGCTCATCGGGTCGGCGTTGCCGCTTCTCGGCGACGCGCTCTCCGGGATTGTCGAGGTCATCGCGAAGGTCAACATTTCGACGGTGTTCACCCTCCTCCAAGAGCCGTTGGGGCAGCTCATCGACGCGTTCGTGACGATCGCCCCATTGGTGTCTGTTGTGGCGTTGGACATCGCTCGGCTCGGCGGGACGATCGGCCCGCTGCTTGGCCCGATCGCGACGCTAGCGTCGTCACTCGTCGACGCTCTCCAACCGGCGTTTCACGCGATCCTCGATGTGATGTCGACCGGGATTGTCCCGGCGCTTGTCGATGTCGCGAACCTGTTGGGCCCGACTCTTGGGACGCTCGCCGCGACGATCGGTGAGACATTCGGGGGGCTGCTCGAGACGGTCGGGCCGGTGTTCGCGCAGATCATCGACACGGCCGGACCGCTCCTCAACCTGTTCGCGTCACAACTCGCGCCGATCCTCGGATCGGTCGGCGAGCTGTTCGTAGGCCTCGCGTCGGCTGTGACTCCGCTCGTCGAACCGTTCCTCGGTCTGGTGTCGACCATCGGCGAAGCATTGATTCCGATCCTCGGGAAAGTCGCTCCGGTCCTCGAGAAGTTGGTCGGTCCGCTCGTGAAGGTGGCGACGATCATGGCGGACACCCTCGGCGGTGTGTTCGAGGCGCTGACCCCGATCGTCGACGCTTTGTTCGCCGCGCTCACGCCGGTACTCGACGTGTTCGCCGAGCTCGCGGGGACGCTGGCGGACACACTCGGGCCGATCCTGGTGACGATCGCGGAGGCGTTGCAAGGCGGGTTGATGGCGACGTTCGACGCGTTGGTGCCGGTGATCGTCCAGTTGGTCGAAGCGTTCGCGCCGCTGTTGCAGCAGTTGGCGGAGACGTTGGCGCCGATCATCGTCGAGTTGGTCGGTTCGCTCGGCGGTGTGTTCGCCGAGCTGCTCACACAGCTGGCGCCGATCATCGGGCAGATAGCTACGGTGATCGGTGAGGTGCTCGTGACGGTCCTGCCTCTCGTCGAGGCGTTGACCCCGCTGATCGTGCAGCTACTGCCGATCTGGATGGAGATGTTCAACGCTTTGCTGCCGATCATCCTGGCGTTGGTGCCGGTGATCTCGGATCTCGCTGCGATCGTCGCTGACACGCTGGTAGCGGGGATCGAGGCGGTCATCCCGGTCATTGAAGGTGTGGTTGAGGTGCTGTCGGGGCTCGCCCGGTTCGTGTCGGCGGTGTTCGCCGGTGATTGGTCGGCTGCGTGGCAGGCGATCAAGGATGTGTTCGTCGGGGTGTGGGACACGATCAAAGCGGTGTTCATCGGCGCGTGGGACCAGATGAAGGCCGTAGCGTCCGGATTGGCGGGCGTGTTCGAGGCGGTCGTGAATGGGATCATCAGGGCCTGGAACGCGCTCGACATTGCGATCGGCCCGTGGGAAGTCCCGGACTGGGTGCCTCTGATCGGCGGCGAAAAAATCCACGTCAAGGACTTGATCCCCGATATCCCGCTGATCAAGCTGGCGCACGGTGATGTGGTGCGAGGACCTGTGCGCGCCTTGTGGGGTGAAGCTGGGCCGGAGATGCGGGTGCCGTTGTCGGACCGGGCGACGCTGTTGGCGTTGCTCGCGAAGGTGTCTGGCACGTCGGTGTCGTCAGCGTCTGGTGCGCGGGTGGTGTCGTCTCCGACGATCGATGTGTTCGGTCGGGTGCCGGAGGTGGTGTTGCCGTTGTCGGACCCGCGGCGCATGGAGGAGTTGCTGCGCCGGGCGTTGGGTGTCGGCTACGCGTTTGCGGACGGCGCGATCGTCGGGGCGGCGTCCGCGCCGCGTGTGTCGCAGGCGTCGTCGGTGCCGCAGGGGTTCGGCCCGTCGCTCCAAGTGACGTTCGCGGGTGACGTGTCTGACCCTGATCGCGCCGCACGGAAACTGGTCGAGGAACTCGACGACCTGGCGTGGCGTCGGGTCGGCGTGTTTGGGGAGCGGTCCTGATGGCTGACGGTTGCGAGCGGTGCCCACGGTTCACCGGGGACCTGACGGTCGACGGTGTGTTGCAGCACAACCCGGCATGGTCCGTGGTGTCGTCCCTCACCCCTCTGTGGTACCCGTCCGCGGAGATCGAGGCATCGAATGTTGTGATGCCGACGCAGCAGGCGACATCACCGGTCCCGTCTGTGCTCACGGAGATCGTGCTGCCGGTGCGGATCCTGCTGTGCGGCGAGTGGTCCCCGACCGGGGACCCGTACCCGGACCCGGCGGAAGGGCTGATGTTGAACCTCATCGCGCTCGCACAGTATTGGGGGCCGACAGCGGCCCCGCTGGTCGACATGGGCGCCCGCCCGATCACGGTCGCAGCTCCGGGAGGGGTGACGTTGGAGGGGTACGGGCAGACGTCGCGGCCGAGACACGGTGACATCCTGTCTGGCGTGTCGGCTGGCGTGCCGGGGGCTGTGATGCGTTTGACCGCTACTCTGACCGTGATGGACGGCCAGCTGTGGGAGGTGTGATGGGGTGCGACGATTGTGAGGCGACCGTGCGCCGAGTTGCGGGCGTGGTGTGCGTGACCGATTTCGCTGGGAGAGTCGCGCCGTTCACGCAGCAGGCCGAGTCGGTGATCGGCGTTGACCCTGGGGTTGATCCGCCTGAGGCGTGGGGCCAGGTGCGGGTAGCTGCCACAGGCGTGCAGGTCGGCGGAGAGATGGTGATGACGGTCGACGGTGACGTGTTGACCGCGACGGTGGCGGCTGACACTCAGGCGGCCATGGTCGCCGGGGTGGAGCACACGGTGGTGGTCGCGTGGATCGGCTCGGACGGTGCGACGAGGACGGTGCGCCGGTCTCTGGTCGTGGTGGAGTCTGGTGAGGTGCGGCCGTCGTGACCGAGACGATCACGATCAATGAGGTCGTAGAGTCGGTGACGTTGGATGGCGGCACGGTCGTCGAGGTGCATGTCGGGCCGCTCGGCGCCGCACTGGACGGCAAGGCTGACGCGGTGCACGAGCATGTCGCGGCGGACGTGACGGACCTCGAGGCGGTGGTCGGCGCGGCGGTTGCTGATGCGGTCGCTGCGGCGTCGGCTCGTGTGGCGGTCCTGCCGTCGGATGTGTCCGCGGTGTCGACGACGACACTGACGGACGTGTCGGGGCTGGCGGTGGCGTTGGAGGCGTCATCCCGGTACCTCGTGCATGTGCGTGGGGTGTGCGGCGGCGATGTGTCCGCCGATCTGTCGGTCGCTTTGGCCGGGCCTGCGGGTGCGTCAGCCGTGGGTGTGACGTTGCTCGCTCCGACGACCGCCGCCGCTAACTCGCCGTTCACGGCGTCGACCGGTACCGACGTCGTGACGCCCGGCCTTGGCACGGCCCTGACCGTGGGAGTCGCGGGCACGGCGGGCGGGACGAAACGGCGGGTGCACTTCGAGCTCTCCGCGGTCGTGACGACGACGACGGCTGGGGATCTGCGTGTGCAGATGGCACAGGCAGTGTCGACCGCGACGGAAGTCACGATTTTCGCGGGGTCGGTGCTGCGAGCCGAGAAGGTGGT